GGCAGCAACGGGGTTGAGGAGGGGGTTGACAGCAGGGTCGGCGAGTTCGTCACACGGCATGGTCAGTTCGGCAGACGTGAGTTTCACGCCAATGTGCTTCTGGGTAGAAACAGTCAGGGTCGTGTACTGCTCGTTGTCGTCCTGAACCTGAAGCGCAGCGCCGTTGGTGACGAGAGCGCGGTCGGGCAGGCGGATACGCAGCGTGGAGCCGATCTTGGCGCCTTCGACAGCGAAGCTGTCGTCGTACTGGCGGTTCACGTTGCGCGAAAGCACCAGATTGTTCTCAAGGATCTCCAGGGCCTTCCTGGTGATCATGTCGATTGTAAGAATGCTATTAGCCATTGGGGATGCCTTTCAGGCGATGGGGTTAACGGAATTTCGACGCTTCCAGCTTCTTGATCTGTCGGGCTCGTTCAGCGGCGATCCATTCTGATGTGGTCATCGTCTTGATGGACCGGGGATCAGTGGTGTCGTATGCGGGGGCTCCGCTGCTTCGGGCCGTGACAGGCGAGATAGGCGTAGGCGCGTTCGAAGATTTCTTGACCGGCGGGTTTGAGGTCAGTTTGGCCTCAATCTTACCGATCTCCTTGGCCTGCAAGATAGGCGACATCTGGGAGATGCGTTCGGCTTCTTTTGGGTTAGATCCTAGGTAGTATGCTACGTCGGGTCCAACTTCAGAAGTCTGGATCGTTTCGGCCATCACGGTCGTGATGCGGAGGTTGGGGTTGTACGCGACCTGTTCAAAGTCGTCGTATCGTCCCCGCGCGTCCTCTTCGCGGTCGTGGTAGGCTTCAACGTATTCAGACCGCTGTTTTTGAGCTTCCCGTTCCTGAAGCATCCGTTCGGCATACGCTTTCGCGTAGGTTTCTACCGAATCGAACTGATCGGGCGGCGGTAACTCAGAAGGCGCGGTGGGCGCAGCTTTTTGGGCCTGCTCCCGTTCCCATTTACGCTGTTCTCTTGCTAGGCGCTTGCCGACTATGGCGTCCAATTCTTCTTGCGTGAAGGTCTTGGTCGTTTCAGTCGTCTGTTCCTCCGGCCTTGTGTCGTCAGCAACAGGAGCCGCCGTAGCTTCCGGTTCTGGCATGGGCGCCGGGGCGTCCACTGGGGCATTCAGGTCTTCGTCGTTCATGGGTTACTCCGAGGAGTGCCTGGCTACCGGCCAGTCGGTTAAGCGGAAAGACTTGCCACCTTTTGCTGGAAAGCCTTCACACGGGCTTCAAGAGCCTGCGTAGCGTCGTCAAGAGCTGCCGCGCGGGCGTCCAAAGACGCCGCTATAGCAGTTTGACGGGATTCGTTGGCGTTGCAGGAAGCTTCCCTGCGGGCCAAAAGATCTTCGCGAGCCGTAACGGCGGCGTCGGAATCGGCTTTAGCAGCATCAAATGCCGCGCGATCAGCTTTTAATTTGGCCTGATCTGTTTTTAGTTTTGCACTGGCGTCTTTAGCCTCTGCAATCATTTCGGCAGCGGTAGCCTTAGCGGCGGCTAATTCTTCGGCTGCTTTAGCGCGGTCGGCAATTGCGTCTTGCGCGGCGGACAATGCGCCCTGACGAACGGCTAACTCGTCCCGCAACGCGGCCATTGTAGCCAAGTTTCGAGGAAGCTGGTTAAGGAAGTAATCCATGTAGTCCATTGGGGCGCTATCCTGCGAGACGTTCATGGGGGCACCTTTAAGCGTAATAGCTGATGTTGAGCTTGGCCCCAGCTACCTGCTCAATGAACCGAATCATGGTTAGGTCGCCGTCGTACTGGAGCGTCACGCCAACAGGAAGGGGCATTCCAACGGACGAAGTGGGGGCAACGTTATCGTCGCGCCAACGCACGGCCTGACCTTCGGGAGTGATAAGCGCAATCACGGGGCGGCAATTCAAACCGTTAAGATCGACATAGGGGACCGTCAGCGCCGTGGAAGAGCTGAGAGAGGTAATCTGCTGATAGCCTAACCGGGTCGTGATGGCTTTCAGGTTAATCGACATCATATTCTCCTAGATTCCGTGAAGGACCGAATCTCTATAAAGTACTGCGTCGGTCCTGTAACCGGCGGAGCGGGGGTATACGTGATGTCTACGGCCTGCCCGGTTAAGGAGTATAGGCCATTTTGTGGAGAAAGCAAGAAACCTCTTGTGATGGTTATGCTTTGCCCGGTAAGTGTGTATAGACCGTTGGACGCAGTCAGCGTATAGGCGACCGAAAAAACTGGAGGGCTTCCCGCCAAAGGTGCGGATGCAATCGGTAACGATGCAATTCCGTAGCCAGTAAGAGCGAAAGCCATTCAATTAACCTATCCTTCAGCAGCCAGAAGTTGCATTTGCGCCGAAATAGCTGCAAGCTGCGCCTGTAGCTCCTCCAGCGTCGGCTTTACCGGCACAGGCTCCTGAATGGTGGCGGCATAGGCCAGCGCCGCCGCCTCTTCCTCTGGCGTGAACTGGATGACCTTGACTTCACCAGTCTCGACGTTGACCTCTATGCGCTCCATATGAGCTTCCTATTCGTAGAAGATATTGACTGAACCGGCGTCAAAGGTTTCTGTGGTTGCGATGGATGTGATTTGTATGCGGTCTAACGCCCCACCCAAAGTGATTGGCGCATAGAAAAAGGCCTGCTGACCATTTTGAGCCGTTGTGCCGCCGCTTCTGCCAGCTATTGAAAAATATGACCACACATTCCCAGTAATATTATTGAGAATGAGGACAGCAGACAATGTTGAAGCAACTGTAGCCAAGCCACCAATAGCAAAACCCGTAGCAGTACCAGCGCCACCAACTGCGGAGGCCCCAGATGCAGGGGCAAACATTGTGTATCCATTGGAATATCCGCTAGTCGTATATGAGCCGGAACCGATCTGCGCCATAAGGCCGGTAGTTCCGTTCGTACTGACTTCGTTAAGAAGCAATGTGACGCGCTTCACCCATGAAGGAAGTCCGGTAAACCCAACAGCGGTTCCGCTGGTTGTGGCCTGCGACGTTCCTCTGACGATCTTCGCAGTCGATGACCAGTTGGCCCCGTCCGTCGAGAACACAATATTGCCAGCGGTCGTGGGCGAGATGCTTGCGCCAAGGCCACCGTTAGCGGTAGGAAGAGTTCCGGTGACACCGGTGGATAAAGGAAGCCCTGTAGCATTAGTCAATGTTGCGGAAACTGGCGTACCTAACGCGGTTATATTACCAGATGGATTAAGTTGCGGCGACCGCGACGCCGCCATTGTAATCATTACATTTTTTGTACCTGCCGAAAACGTAACTGCGGAACCAGCGTTTGACGACGAATAAATGGTGGTGCGTGTGAGGGTGTTGGCTGACGAATAGGTGCCAAGCCCCACTTCCCATTCACTGGTCGTCTGTCCTTGGATTGAATAGTAGCAAGTGTCGCCAACCGACATGACCGCCGAAAACGTCTGATAGCCCGCAGCGGGCGTACCAGACACAACAAAAGGCCCCGTTCCAGTGGACGTAGAGCTATCAAGAACACGATCTGCGGTTATGAAAGCCACAAGTTTATCCTATCAGGTAGCTTGAAACACACCGTTGGTAGCATCGAGCGTGACGGTTACGGTGTCGCCAGACGCAACAGACACGCTGGACCCGTAATCCCAGTAAGCTACCGGGGTATTGGTTGTAGCGTCCCAAAGTATGGCGTACCGAAACGTAAATCCAGCGCCCGATCCGGTCCAGACAGCCGGGCTTGCCAGTACCAGTTTATAGGTGCCTGCCGTTTGCGTAGCCGATGTGATGCTGGCGGTGTTGCCGCCCGCCGTATAGCCGCCAGCCGTAGCCAGATCCGTTGTGCCTGCCGTAAACGTCGTATCAGCGGCATTGACGGTTGCCGCGAGGGCTATTTTCCATGTGTCCGTGCCAGCATTGATCCCCTCTAAAAGAGGCTCAATAGCAGCCGTATATTTGACGTAGGAGGCGGTGGGCATCAGCGCCTCACGACAGGAACTTGAGTTTGTACAAAGTTGACAGGTACAACCCTACAATCTCATCAATGATGTTCTGAAGCGCCGTATCTTTTTCGTCTACCACGTCATACCGGCAATCTTCAATTTCTGCGAGTTGACTCTCTAAAAATTCAACTACATTGGTGGTTTTCTTGGCCGTTTGAAGGCTGATGCCGCCGATTAAGCCATGACGGCCTTGATACGCTTCGGCAAATGAATCGGCCAAACCAACAATTCCTTCGTAAAACCCTTGCAATGCCATATGTTTGGCAAAGCTGCGGGTATTAAGATGGACCGAGTGAGCCACATCCCGCGCAAGGAACAGATACCCTACAAAATCAGAAGCTTTCTTCATTGCGGCATTCCCTGCGGTGGCATTCCTTGGGGCGGCATTTCGGGGGCCATTCCCTGCGGCATTTCCATTGGCATTTCTTCGCCTAGCAACTGTTGGCCGGGCATTTCGCCCGCCAAATCGCCGCTGGTGATCATGCCGTGGACAGTGCCCATGACAATGTCTTGGATTTGTTCTGGAGACATAGACGCTTGAACGGCGGCAAGACGTTTGGTTTCAGCATCAAACGCCTTGATTGTTGCCTCAAAATTCTTGCGTTCCAGATCTTGCACTTCAACAGACTGATGGACGTTTTGAAGCATTTTGTGCATCATTTCCATCTCAGCCGCCATTGCCTGCATTTGCTGTTCAGCAGCTTGAAGCGCCGGAGATTTGTCATCAGTTTCAAGAAGTTTAGGGTCAATGGTTTTAGCAAACCGTTTCGACATTTCCTGTGCGCCAGGCCAATCCATGTTCTTGATAAACAGATCGCCAGCTACGGCCCAAAGATTAGGGTTGCCTTGAAGAAGCTGTGACATGGAGTCAAGAGCTTCTTGACGCTTGGTCATGTAGCTTGGCCCAGTTGTAACGCACACATCGTACTTGCCAACGCCGGGATTGTAGATCTTTTCAATCACAATGTTGGGGTTGTCAGCGGCGACAATCTTTTTGACAGGCTCTGCCTGCGTCGGGTCAATCTTAGCCATGCCCGTTTCGCCGTCGATGCCGATGATGCGAGCGATGCGTTGGGTGTCGTAGATCTTTGGGATCATATCTACGATCTGGCGCGTCGTGTAACGGATAGCGCGGGCGAGGTTGTCAACGTAGTGATATGTGCCTGTATCGCCTTGTTTTTCGCGAGCCAGAATAGCCCGGCCTGACCGCTCATTGCTGGTCGCGCCAAGGCTACTGTCGTACTGACCAGTGGTTGATTTGATGTCGTCAGACGCGCCTGCCTTAGCCTGAATAAGCCCCACTTGGGCCATTGGAGGCGCTGCGCGTTGCGGAAGCGGCAAAACAGCGCCAGCGCCGTCCGTAACGTCAGGATTGACTTCCAAATAAGGCCAATTGTTGACGTTTGCGGTCTTCCATTGTTGCTCGTAACCTTCAAATTGGCCTCCGTAGCCGATAAATGGCGCTTTTGGGGCCAAAGCCAGCATTTCGGTTTCGGCGGACACCCAATAATTGTACATCCGCTGCGCATCTTTAGCGTTTCGCACCAACCCAGATACGAAAAGACGGCCATCAACCTCAAATTCGTTGCCAACGACGCGGATAACTGGAATCCACTGGCCCGCCCAGTCGTTTTCCTCCAGCATTTCATAGCCGTTGGTCTTGCACCACTTAACCCGCTTGCGGTCCACGTTGCGGCTCTTGAGCGGCGTCAAACCAGACGCTTTGAACATGGCGTCTTCGCGGCTTCCCTCAAATGCGGTGCGATTGTCGGGGTACAGATTGAGCTTAGCAGGCTCGTAGTCAATGTAAAAGTATTCCGCGATGCGGACCACGTCCTCGTTTAGCCAATTGGACAGGTTTTCGTCGCCCACACCTTGCTGCTGGATAGACGAAACAGGCATGGCGTCGGGGAAAAGGCGCTCGTATTCAGAACGCGTAAGATCTTCTGTAATAAAACACCATTTGGCGTCAGATCCGCATGGATCTTGAATGGTGGGGTCCATGTACACACTAAAAGAGTTGCGAATGCGCCCGATGCGGATGTCCTGATCGAACGTATCGTCACCGCAATACTCCGTCAGCAGTCTGATGTAACCTTCGCCATAGGTTACCTGATTCTCGCAAGCAGTATCGTAAGCCACGTCTGCGTCCGACATATACTCAATATGGCGCACGATACCATCATAGATTTCAGCGACTTCCACGTCCGCCTTGTCATCAACAGGAATAACTTTGCCACTAGGTCGATTTTGTCTCTGATCATTTGTTACCTGGCGCACATGTTGGGGCAACTTGTTAATGGTCAGGCAAGGCCGAGCGTTAATTGTTTGCCCCTGCACTGAACCACGGGTAGCCAACACGTCCGCAGGCCATTGCCATTGGTTATCGGGCGATCCAGCAAAAAACCGCAAATCGTCCAGTTCGTCTTCGCGGCTTTCGGAATAAGCAGAAATAGCCATCGTCAGACGGCTACGCATGGTGTCAAGCACGGTAGCAGGGTCTTTCTTACGAGACCCGCCGCCGCTTGATACACGGCCCGCTGCTGCTACGCCTGAGTAATCCATTTATTTCTTCTTTGCAGTTTTAGCTGATTCCTTGAACGCTTTGGCGGTCGGTGCGCCCGCAGAACCAGGCTTGCGCATCTTTTCGCCAGAACCTTCTTTGATCCGCTCACGTTTTGCATGGATGTTGGCGTAAAGCCCAGGTTTGGTCGCCATGTCAGCACTTCCACCGTTTAAGCGCCGCTTTGGCGCGTTCGCCGTCTTTAGCGTTGGCAGCTACTGCCCCCATCCGAGCGCAAAACGACGCCTTGCGGCCCTTGTCTGCCTCGGTCTTGGGGCTTGGAGCGGGCGCTTTAAGGTTAGAACCCGTCTCCCGATTGTACTTTTCACGCCCTTTAGCGGTCAAACCAGCGCCTTTGCTGACGGGTAGTTTTTCCCCGCGTCCAACCGATAAAGAAACGGACTTAGCCATGTTACTTGCCCTTTGATGGCTTTGCTGCGGCTCGTTTGACCGCTAAAGGGCGTGAAAAGTACAACC